TTATTGTGACTAATAACAGGTTATGTATTTCATCATCGAAGATAAAGAACAACTTCAGCGTCTAGAGCTTTCAGACGAAGCGTTTATACAAATAGTCACTTCTAACGATTATTATCACCCTAAGCTTTCAAGAGCTAGTTTAGTATATTATAACAATGGTAAGAAAGGCTATGTATTTGTTATCAATCACTCAGAAGGCTTTTCTCTAGAGTTAAAGTTAGTAGAAGACTTCTTAAAAAAGCACACTAAGATCTATCTACTTGACAAGAAGTTCCACTCATACTTCTTAGATCTACCTAACTCAATCGATGTACAGTTTATCTGTCTAGATAAAAACAACGAGTACAGTTCTTTTAATTGTGACACAGTAGTACACAAGGACTTTTATATCAAGCACCCAGTACTACCTACCTTAAACGAGATCATACCAATTGCTAAACACTATGAGAAGTGTGAGTGCTTGTATAAGTTGGTTAGAGACTACTTCCACCTTGAGATGGACATTGAACTTCAAGAAAGACTGACCGAAGCTTATAAAGGAGTAGAAGAATCTGGGATCAAAGTAGACCTAAGCTGCTTTCATAAGAAGTTCCAGTTCCAGCACCCAGAATATAGTTTGTTAGGTGACACTATCTATTCTTACTATAACCTGTATAACTTAACAGCTAGGCCTACTAACTCATTCAATGGGATTAACTTTCTAGCCATTCCTAAAGATCAGGACTTTAGACAGTGCTTTGTTCCAAAGAACGACTTTCTTGTAGAGTTTGACTTTGACGCCTACCACCTAAGACTGATATCTAGGCTGATTGGCTTTCAGCCACCTAAAGAGTCTATGCACACCTATTTAGGGCGCGCGTATTTCAACCTGGACGAGCTAACTGATGAGCAGTATAAAGAATCAAAGACCATAACGTTTAAACAACTGTATGGAGGGATTGAAGCCCAATACAAACACATTGACTTCTTTAAACACCTAAGTGAGTTTATTGATCAAGAATGGAAGAAGTACAATGCTCATAAGGCGGCGGTACTCCCTACCGGCCGTATCTTGAAGAAGCTACCTGGCATGAACAAGTTAAAGCTGTTCAACTACATTGTCCAGAACCTAGAGACCAAAGAGAATATTGACAAGATCTTGGAGATAAACAAACTCTTAAGTAAGAAGAAGACCAAACTGATCTTGATCACCTATGATTCATTTTTGTTTGACTTCTGTCAGCAAGACGGCAAAACCCTCTTAAAAAAGATAAAAGAGGTGTTAGAAAAGAACGACATGTTAGTAAAACACAAATACGGCACCAACTATGCTTTCTAGTAATATACCCAATATTTATAAATAATAAAGTTATGCAAGAATTAAAAATAATTGAACTTACCGCAGACTCGCTTATGAATAAGTTGTTTTGTACTTTCTCTTCCAAAGATGGTTTGGATGACACCCTAAGGGAGATAAACAGAGAGTACACCATTCTATATAAAAAGATATTTGTTTTGGCCTCTCCAGAGTCTGAAGAATACATGTGTACCTATAACATCGAACTACAAGGTGGACAGACCAAGATCCTTCCAAACACAATCCTACTTCATAGAAAGAAAGAGTCAAACACTCTTTATACTATTAACGCCTTGAACACTTTGATCAAGAAGCTAAATGGAGGTGTACTAGATACATCGTTCATGATCAACTGGAACGACTACAAGAATAGTATCTTGTTGACTCAAGGTGATGACTTGAAGAAACTCAACACCACTATCCACAAGATAGTTGCAGTGTAACTAGAAAGAACGATTTTTCCTGTTCTTTAACATTCATTACATTTACCAAAACAGTTATATATGGACATTTCAGTCATTAAATCAAGATTGTCGGCTGAAAGAACGATTTTTCCTGTTCTTTAACATTCATTACATTTACCAAAACAGTTATATATGGACATTTCAGTCATTAAATCAAGATTGTCGGCTCTACAGAATCCACGTGGAGGACAAAAGAAAGACCTGAGCCAAACTATTTGGAGGCCAGGCGTGGGTAAACACTCGGTACGTATTGTGCCATCTGTGTTTAATAAACAAAATCCATTCAAAGAGGTTTACATGCACTACGGCATCAATAACCGTTCTATGATGGCATTGACTAACTTCGGTGAAAAAGATCCTATTGTTGAATTTGCACAAGGACTTCGTAAGTCTAGTGAGAAAGACAATTGGCAATTAGCTAAGAAGCTTGAACCAAAAATGCGTGTATTCGCACCTGTTATTGTACGTGGTGAAGAAGACAAAGGTGTTCGCCTTTGGGAGTTTGGTAAGCAAGTCTATATGGACTTACTTTCTATCGCTGAAGACGAAGACGTAGGAGACTACACAGATCCTATTCAAGGTCGTGACATTACAGTTGAAACGGCTGGAAAGGAAACCACAGGTCTTATGTACAACACATCTACTGTACGTGTTAGAACTAAGTCAACACCTCTATCAGAAGACTCTGATAAAGTTAAGCAGTGGTTAGAAAATCAACCTGATCCTTTAACACAGTTCAAGAGATACAGTTACGACGAAATGAAAGAAGCGCTTCTTAAGCACTTGAACCCAGAAGAAGACATCAAAGAACAAGCAGATCAAGTTGTTTCTAAACAGCCTGAATCTAGTCAATACACTCTTAGTACAACTAAGCCAAGTGTAGACTCCGCAATTGACGATTTGTTCGATATTTAATAACGAAGCCCTGGCAATAAAAGCCAGGGTTTTTTAACTCAATAGTTTTGTATGGCAAAAGCAAAAGAATCGCTTACTAGCACTATATCTAGTGCAATCAAAGGCACCGCTGATCTAGAGAAGTTTAAGAAGGGCAAGAACCTTTCAGCAGGTGTTGTTTTCAAAGAACAAAGTTGGATACCACTTTCACAAGCATTTCAAGATACACTACAAATTCCTGGTATTCCTGTTGGTCACATTACACTGTTAAGAGGACACTCTGATACTGGTAAGACAACTGCACTACTTGAAGCAGCTGTTAGTGCACAAAAGTTAGGAATACTACCTGTGTTTATTATCACAGAGATGAAGTGGGATTGGACACACGCTCGTGAGATGGGCTTTCAATTTGAAGAGATAGCAGACCCTGCAACTGGAGAAGTTGTAGACTACAAAGGCTTCTTCTTATATATCGATCGTGAAAGGCTTGAGTGTATTGAAGACGTAGCAGGGTTTATCGCTGATATTTTAGATGAGCAAAAGAGAGGAACACTTCCTTACAACATCTGCTTCTTCTGGGATTCAGTTGGATCAATTCCTTGTAGAATGTCGATTGAGAAAAGCACAAACAATAACGAATGGAATGCAGGTGCCATGTCACAACAGTTTGGTAACTTCATTAACCAGCGTATTGTATTATCACGTAAAGCATCTCAACCATATACCAATACATTAGTAGCAGTTAATAAGGTGTGGGTAGCAAAGCCTGATTCACCAATGGGTCAGCCTACACTCAATAACAAAGGTGGTAACACCATGTACTTTGACTCATCTTTAGTTATCACATTTGGTAACATTGCAAGAGCAGGTACAAACAAGATCAAGGCTACCAAGAATGGTAAAGAAGTAGAGTTCGCTAAGAGAACTAGAATTAGCTGTGACAAGAATCACGTAACTGGTGTTACAGCTGTTAATAAGGTCATTATGACTGTGCACGGGTTTATCAATGATGATAAGAAAGAGCTTGATAACTATAAGAAAGAGTACTCTGATCAATGGATGAAGGTCCTTGGATCAAGCACTTTCGATGTAGTAGAAGAAGAAACTGGATTATCACCTGATATATTTGACACAGAAGATTAATGAACAAAGAATACAAAAAAATATTCGACTCTTTAAAAGAGGAGAAGGACCTAGACTCAGTAGACAGTCGAGTGCTATTAATAGACGGGCTAAACACCTTCTTGAGAGCATTCGCTGCTATTGGTTGGGTTAACAAAGACCTATCACATATTGGTGGTTTAACTGGCTTTTTAAGGTCGTTAGGCTATGTTATTAAATTAGTTAGACCAACTAGAGTGATTGTAGTGTTTGATGGGCAAGGCTCATCTACAAACAAAAGGTACATTTACCCAGAATATAAAGCTAATCGTGGACTCACGAGAGTTACTACTTGGGATTCATTTGAATCACAGCAAGAAGAGTCTGACTCTATTACTGAACAATTAGTAAGACTAATCTCGTATCTAAAGACACTACCAGTCGACATGATCTCTATTGACAAGATAGAAGCAGATGATGTTATTGGTTATATTAGTCAAAAGCTTACTGGTGAAGTTACAATCATGTCCAGTGATCGTGACTACTTACAGTTAGTGTCTGATAAGGTAACAGTCTACTCGCCTACAAAGAAGAAGTTCTATGATCATGATCTAGTGCTTACTGAGTATGGTGTTAGCCCTAACAACTTCTTGACACAAAAGATATTGTTAGGTGATTCTGGAGATAATATACCTGGTGTAAAAGGACTCGGTTCTAAGACAATGTTGAAAGAGTTTCCTGAGTTAGCGAAAGATGATCTAGTAACTCTAGATGATGTTCTAGCAAAGTGTGATGGTAGGAAAAAGATACTAGAGTCGATCAAGAACTTCGAGTTTCAACTTAGAATCAATCAAAGGCTCATGGATCTAAAGAGGCCTAATATACCAGAAGAAGCAGAAGAGGAAGTAAAAAGTGTGTTACTCAACCCAAATAAAGGCTATGATTCACAGAAATTTCTTACATTGTATCATGAGGATGAGTTAGGCAACTCAATCCAAAATGTACAAACCTGGCTTTTTAATCATTTTCACAATCTACAAAAGTATAAATAGTTATGTCGAATTTAAATCAGTTACAGCAGTACGGTATCGGTTTTCAAGTAAAGGTTTTATCTAGCTTATTAAAGCACAAAGAGTTTCTACAAAACATTAACGATATCTTAGATACAGAGATGTTCGATAATCCAGCTCACAAATGGATCGTAGGTGAGATACTACGCTTCTACTACAAGTATCATACAACACCATCAGTTGATGCACTACAAGTTGAAGTTAGAAAGATAGAGAATGAAGTGTTGAAGGTGTCAGTAGTTGAGCAGTTAAAAGAATCGTTGAAAGCATCTAATGAAGATCGTGAGTATGTAGAGCAAGAGTTTAGTAGTTTCTGTAAGAATCAACAGATCAAGAAAGCTATCTTAAATTCAGTAGGCCTTTTAGAGAAAGGTCAGTACGACGACATCAAGTATATGATGGACGCTGCGTT